CTAGCCCGTGCGCCGCCGCTGAACTGATTTCCGCTCTGCGGTTGGCCGCCACCTGCTGGTGTCGCTCCACCGCCCTGACGGCCACCCAGCATCTGCATTGTGCCGCCGACGTTTACCACCACCTCAGTGGTGTACTTCTCGGTGCCTGCCTGATCTGTCCATTTTCGGGTGCGAAGTTGACCCTCGATATAAACCTGAGAACCCTTTCGCAGGTATTCCCCGGCTACCTCAGCCAGTTTTCCGAACAGAACGACGCGGTGCCATTCCGTTTGCTCTTTGAGCTCGCCAGTGGCTTTATCCCGCCATGACTCAGATGTCGCCAGCGTCATGCTGCACACTGCGCCGCCGGACGGAAGATAACGGACCTCGGGGTCTTGCCCGAGGTTACCGACGAGGATCACTTTGTTTACGCCTTTGCTAGCCATTTACGCCGCCTGTTTAAGTTCTTTGAGTCGAATACCAGTAACGTCTTTGCATTTGGCCTGGTGCTCAGCAAATCCGCTCAGTAATTTCCATGTATCTTCATAACGATGCTTTAGCTGGTCGCTATCATTTTCCGAACTGGCGTATGCAGAGAATTCGGCGAGGATCTTGTCCGCATCCACTGACTGAGGTGCCTGGTCTTCCTGCTGGTGACCATCATGCGGTTGCTGGCCCTGCTCGATTGGTGTTCCTGATGGCAATGCCCATTCCGGTAGAGCAGGCGCCTTCCAGTAGAAAACGCCAGCCTCTTTTGATTTGGCGTACTGGAACCCGCGCGCGCGCGTTGCTGAAACCACTGCGAACCCTTCTTCCAGGTTATAGAGGTAACGACCGATCCCCCATTGCACGGCGGCGCGCTTCATGGCGCCAGAGCGGCCACCTTTCACAGCTTCAACCTGTGTGTTTTCTGCCGCATCCCACTTGGTGATCCACTCGCCTTCAACCTTGATGGAAATACCGCATTCAACGCCGCCATTGTTCGGAATATCTCGGTATTCGTTACGCCATCCAGCTTTGCCGCATACTTCATCCAGCCGCTTCATGATTGCGCGGTTAGTTACATAGGCCAGCACCTTTGCCCAGATTCCGTTATTGTTTTTACCCACCTGCTGAATGCGCCACTCAATATCCTCACTGGCAAATGGCGCATCTAAATCATCAAGGTTCATGTGTAATTCCCCGCAAATTCATCCCAGCTAATGACCGGATTCTGCCGCTCGGCGGCCAGGTTGACTGGCTCGTCGTCGTTTTCTGGCTTTTCTGGTATCACGTCGCGCATAAGGCGAAGGAATGACTCTTCATCCCACCGTTCTGCTGCCGTCATGCTGCACGCTCCTGATGGGTGATGACGTAACCCTGCTCAGCCAGCCACTCAATGACTTCTGCGCCGTCGAGCTGGGGTAGTACGTCACGGGTTTTAACGGTACCGGCCAGCACAACGCCTTCCATCTCAACTTTGATGGTGTTATGGGGGCCGACAGATGTGCGCATGTCTACGCACTCGCATGTGATATTCATGATTCGCCTCAATATTTGATGTGCGCGTCCTGCACTTTGCCGCCAGCAATCGCCAGCACTGCTTTCTGTGCGAATTCTTCTGGGATGCCCTGAGCAATAAGGTCTGCGTAGACACGACGGTTGACGGTGCGGCGGTGCTCTTTGTCCGCGGCGCGACGCGCTTCTTCTTCAGCTTTGCGCTGCTCTTCGGCCAGACGGGCGGCCTCTGCCTCTTCCTGGCGGCGGCGCTCAGCGGCAACGGCCTCTTCTTTTTCGCGTCGTGCACGCTCTTCCGCTTCCTGCTTCTCGCGAGCTGCACGCTGTTCTGCTTCGACGCGCTGGCGTTCAGCCAGCTCAGCGCGAGCTTTTTCTTCGGCTTCACGGCGTGCTGCGGCTTCAATCTCTGCTTTGTGCTTAGCTTCGGCATCACGGCGGGCTTGTTCTGCCGCTTCACGCTTAATGCGCTCTTCGTGCTCACGCTGTGCCTGTTCCGCCTGGCGGCGCTGCTCTTCGCGGTCGCGGTCGTAATCCTTGTTCATCAACAGAGCCATTTCGTGGTCTGCTTCGAACTTGGCCGCCAACTCCTGATCGAACTTGATGTTCATTTCCAGCGCTTCGGCGTGCAGCGCGTTCATGGCTTCTTCAGCCTTAATACGTTCCTGCTCGGCCTCCCACTCATCGCGGGGCTTAAGGATTGCGTCACGAATGGCGTCGCACTCTCGGGTGAATACGCGCAACTCCTCTTCTGCTGGTTTAACCGCCTCTTTCAATCGCTTGAGGTATTCACGACCAGGCTTCTCAATAGCTGTTTTGCTGGAGCCAACCATGCGCGCCAAGCTGCCAATGCGGTCACGGCCTTTTTTAGTGGTAACATCTGGCACTTCTTTAGCCAGTTCGCGGATTTGCTCGAGAAAGCCATTAAGTCCACCCGCGCTGTAAAGTGCTGGCGCCTGCTCCGGCTTGATTTCGATGACAGTTAAGTCCGTTACTTCGCTCATGGTTTCTCCTGAAATTTGGATGTGCAGATCCCGCCCGCGTAATGCCAGGCCGATCGGTTGAATAGGGGGGTTAGGCTGTTCTTCTATGCCACGGATAACCGATGGCAACCTTCATTTCGTCGTAGGCTGCCATCCACATGGCGCCATCACCGATAAACAGGGCAATGGCTGCTTTACTCTGCGCGGCGCGCAGCAGGTGATGATTGATCATGCTTTCACCTCAACCTGTTTCAGGAGGCCAGCGATATGCATCTGCCAGCGGTTAAGCGTCAGCTTGTCACGCGGTGCCGATACCGACGTCAGTTGCCACTCGTTATCGTTGAGCTTTTTGGCGGTGTACTGCTTGCCGTTGTGGGTGACTGTCATGATTCCTCCCGGTCGTTGAGGTGCTCTCGAATTTCAGAAATCAACTTTTCCGCATCTACCTCAAAGCGCTTCAAAGTGTCGCACCCGCCAACCTTGTCACCGGAAATACGACACCCGAAATCGTCATTGCTGACACACAGGGATAGGCCGCCAGATTGGTTGTGGGATATTTCGATATAGACGTTTCCGGGTTTGAGTTTGCTCATGATGCCTCCCGAGCGCGGAGCATTGCGTCAGCTATCTGGTACGCTTCGGTTGCCGTGCGGTCATCGCTACACAACCAATCAGGATTAGCTAGTCGACCCTGCATAGCCTTAGCCGCGAAGTAATCGCGCAGCGTCATGCCGCCTGAGCTGACTTCAAAACCATGTAAGTGACCAACTTCGTCGCGCTCCACGATAGAATCACACGGGAAAGCGCGACCGCCATTTTTTTTGCTCATAAATCCTCTTGGCCTTATCGCGGCGAACGGAACGGTTAATACAAGACTTCAACGCATTTATTCAGTGTTTCAATGGGCGGTGGATGGCCGCCGGTTGTCATAAATGGGCAGACTCGAAAATCTGCCTATGTATGGCCGATAAAAAAGCCGCTGGTTAGGCGGCTTTAGCTTCAATGTGATGAATCAGCTTCCAGTCGGCGCTGGTTGAAGAGTGCTGGTAGTAGTCCCAGCATTCATCGTCTGCTGTGCTGGCGTTACATATTTCTGCGTAACTGATGGCTTCTTGCTCAGAACCAAAAACATCGTTTGAATACCGGCATTTGCCATCATCGTGGACAAACAAAACATCAAACCTTGGCTCGTCATAATCAGCAGAGATATCACGAACATTGAATCCCTTTAAAATCTCTTGTCCGCTACTTGTTTTCATTGCCTTACCCTCTGTCGTTACCCGCTGATGCGGGAGAAATGCTGCTTAATCTACCCATTCGACATACTGGAGTAGTGATTCAGTCTCCGCGTCATCTGGTTCTTTGTTCTCTGGATTGCAGTGCTTGCAATTAGTGGCCTGAACCGGCATTCCGCCGCATCCACACATTTCAGCAAGACCAGAACAGCATCTGGTGAACACGAATCCGTGGTCACACTTTTCACACCCAAGCATGATTTCCACCCCTCTGTTTGTTTACCGTCAGCCCCTCGCAAAGAGCTGCTGGTAAAGCTTCCCCGATGTTCGGGAACTGAGCAGCAAACCATTCCGGTGCGGAGTCCTCTTCGTGTGCTATACCCGCCACGCGTTACACACCTGCCTCAATCCCATTGGGCGCCATTTCAATTTGCCAGGAGCGCTCCGGGTGATTTGCTGCTTGGTTGAATTCTTAATGAGCAGGCGACTTGCTGTCCGCCGCTGGCTAACTTCGCTCAGCTGTCGATGTTTCGTTTCGATGGGTTAAAGATAACCTTAGTTATGGGTGTTGGCAATAACCTAATTTATAATACCAATCACATAAGTTATAAATTAATGATAACTAAATGAATTTATTTTTTTAAATACCAGTGCTACGCTTAAAAAAACAGCAGGAGGGATGTGCATGGTTCTGGATGAAGAGCGTATAAGCATGAAAATTCAGGCGATGGGGCGGGCGGTCATGGAGTTGTCACTGGCAGATTTACCTATGACCCAGCAAAACATCATCGACAAGCTGGAGCAGTACCGGAAGGAAACAGGAAACGTGATAGGGAAGGGTGTGAACAGGGATGCAGCTGAGATAGTGCGGAAAGGGCAATAAAAAAGCCCGCACGGGCGGGCAGGTAGTGTTGCGATAGTTATTGTTATCAGCTTCAGGCTGAATAGTTATCGGCAGAATGGCGGATAGCTTTATGGGTGGGCAATAAAAAACCCGGCTCAATGGCCGGGCCTACTTTTAGCTGGCGTTCTCACAACCAGGTTGACCGCGGTCGATCACTTCAGTGCCTTCGATAACAAATCCGAATTTACCAAACAGGAAGGAGTGGTTGAACTGAGTAACAACTACATCAGAAAGAGCAACAGAGCATTTGTTCTTCTCAATTGCACGGTCGATAGCCGTTTTTACATTTGGGATGCCCAGAGGGAAAATCACGACCGGGGCTGAGTCTTCTGCGGTTACGCGCGCGCCTTTGACGAAATTGTTTGAGTTAAGATTGTAGTTTTTAGTGCTAGCCACAGTCAGATCGGCTACACGTGAGCTGCACCCAGCTAACATCATTACCCCAAGAGCTAAAGCCAAAACCTTTTTCATTTTTTGTTTCCTTTGATTGCAATCGGAAACATCTTAACATAAAGCTAGGGCTTTGGAGATCACCTGTTCTAAGGGCTTTCAGGCATTAAAAAACCCGGCAGGTGGCCGGGTTTTAGTAGAAATCAGAATTTGGTGATGTCGATGTTATAGATTGCCATCCATGCCTCTGCGGGATAGGAGTTCAGCGGTACTGATTGGTAATGTGGGGTCAGTATTTCAACTGACAACCCGTGATAGCCACAGTAGTTGGCAAGTGTCTGCCAGCTATACTTCCCGGGGATGACGCTCTTTACGTGCGCAATCGTGGCATGCCTAAATCCTTCGCCTTTACTATGAACGTATTTGTTGTGCTGCATGACGTGATTGCCGAAAGCGCCGCGTACAGATTTGAACTGACCGTCTTTCTTTTCCAACATCATCTGAGCCCGTTCTGCCGCTTCTGCCTGGTCGGCCAGTTGACGAAGAGCATCCGCGTAGGTCTGTGGCACCATCTTGTATCCGCCTGTTTTACGGATAGAGGGAAGCACTTCTGAGGTGACCCATTTTTTAAACTGCTTTGCCTCATCTTTTTGAGAGCCCATAACGGCATTGTACAGTCCAGATTCATTTATAAGTGTCTGATTATTCTGGGATGCTGCTATATACAGCGTCCGTTTTTCATCTTCATCAAGACGCTCTGTCATATTATTTGTCTTTGCATAGCCAAGGATATCTGCAACATCCTTAGCTACAAACCACACCTCTGAATCATCATCCGTCATAGTCCTGACAGCATTGCCGTTAAAATCAAATTCATTTAATGCCACTGCGTTACTCATTGGTTCACCTATTTTTTTAAGTTGAAATTATGTGCAAGCCTAAACCAGCCGCAGCTTCGTCTCTATCCAAAAGTCTCATCAGGCCACCATAAGCACGATCGCAACAACCGAGAGCAAAGTAACCACGCCTACTATCAGATATTCTCTTATCACCCAAACACCTCATCAGGCCACTGCTACAGTTTGTTGTAAGCTATCGATTCATGGATCAGCGCTTTTCCCATGATGTAGAGCTGGTCCTGATTCTCTTCTGTTACATACCAGTCTTTGTAAGCCGGGTTATCTGAAAGCACGGCTAATTGCAGGCCCTGCATTTGCAGACGCTTAACATGGAAGTGCTGCCCAAAGACAAATGCGTATACTCCGTCAACCTTGAAGTTCCTCACCGAAACGTCAAAGAACAGGCGATCTCCCGACTGAATCGTTGGGCACATGCTGTCACCGTCTACGGTCATCACCTTCACATCATTTTGAGTGCGGTTCCCGAAAAGAGATCTGGCATGCTCAGTTGTGAACTCAATAGCATGCAGGACCTCAACAAATTCAGAAATCATAAAAGACCCCGGACCAGCGCTTACTTTCAGGTCTAAAACATCAACCCGAAAGACATCAATTGTTTCCGAGACCGGTTGGGCCGCCGATGGCACATTACCATCAATCCGCATTTCCCCCACTCCAGAACTAAGCCATTCCGGCCTTACACCCAGAGCATGAGCTAGCTCGACCATCTTACGGCTGCCGCTCGTTTTACCTGACGTCATCTTTTGAATTGCAGGCTGGGATATACCGACTTTATCAGCCAACTGTCCTTGAGATATGTCAGCGGCCGACATAGCCGCGTTCAGTCGTTCTGCAAATGTTTTCATCTTATCAATATATAACCGAGGTTATGTAGAGTAAAATAACAAAGGTTATGGACAATACCCATAACTTGGGTTATCTTTTCATTAATCCAGTAATCGGATAGGTAAAATCCATGAACAAAGTTATTCAACGAGCTTTAGAAATCGTTGGCAGCCAGAAGCGACTCGCAGATATTTGCGGCGTTAGCCAGCCAGCGGTTCACAAGTGGCTTAACGGTGGTTCCGTATCTCCGGAAAAAGTAACAGCCATCGTAAACGCTACTGGTGGCGAGATTAAGGCACACGAAATTCGACCTGATCTTCCCGACCTGTTTCCACACCCAGAGAACCATGCCGCTTAACGGCGGCCCTAACCACGAAAGGGAAAGCAATGCATTCACTTGCGTATCAACACAATACCGGAATACATCCGGGAGCGATGATAAACCGCGCTCAACCTAAGGCAGCGCCGGACCACGAAAAGATCCGCGATGCGGTCCGGGCATGGTCGTCGGCGCTGGACAATCAGGACGTCGTTTCGGCGCTGATCATCAACGAATACCGGGAGCAGGGCGGGGCCGCTATCAGCTTTCCGGAAGACATCAGCCGGGCGCGCCAGAAGCTGTTCCGCTTCCTTGACAACCGTTTCGACTCCGAACAGTACCGCGAGAACGTGCGCCAGCTGACACCCGCAATCATGGCGGTCCTGCCGGTTGAGTATCGCACTCGCCTGATCGGTGCCGATTGCAAAATGTCTCGTCTGGCTGAAGCCGAGAAAGAACTGGCTGAGGCTAAGCAGGCAGTACTTCTGGACGCTCCAGAGCATCAGAAGCTCAAAGAGGTAAGCGAGGGTATAGCGTCACTGTTCCGCCTTATGCCGGAGCAGGTAGGGCCGCTGATGACGATGGTCACATCGATGCTGGGGGTTATGTGATGGGAAGTATCAAAAATGGCGAAAGCCAGTCTGCGTCAACAGAACTGGCCTTCAGATGCAAATCGTGTGCACTCATTGCAGGAGGAATAATGGCAAAAAATCCACGCTATTACCATACCGCTGTACATAAAAACATAACCCGCGACCGCTTCATCCGCTCGGTTAATCCGATTGTGGCAGAGAAGATGCGCGCCATCCTGGAAGAGCTGAAACGTAAGGAGAGTGGCCGTGGGTAGCCTCGCAAAAGTAATACCTTTCAGACCGTCTGTAACGGTCGTGGAGCGTCAGGTGGCAGATATCGATGATGGGTATACCCGCATCGCTAACGAGCTGCTGGAAGCGGTTATGGCTGCTGATTTAACGGCTCGCCAGCTGAAGGTCGTTCTGGCGGTGATCCGCAAAACCTACGGGTTCGGGAAAAAGTTTGACCGCATTACCAATACCCAGATTTCGGCGATGACCGGTATTCACCATACGCATGTCTGCAAGGCCAAGAACGAGATGATTGCAATGAACATCATCGTTACCAATGGCATGGCGATCGGGGTGAATAAGGTGATTTCTGACTGGAATTTCAGCATTAGCCAAAATGGCAAATCATTAGCCGAAACAGCTAATGAAACATTAGCCAAGTCAGCTAATACCCATAAGCCAACTCAGCTAAACACAAAAGAAACTATTCAAAAGAAAGAAAGAAAAGATCCCCCTAAATCCCCCCAGGGGGAAAACTCACTCGCTCAGGAGGTGATGGATTACTTCAACGAGCTAACGGGTAGTCGTTGTGCTGCGCTGGCACCTTTCGAGAAAGCTCTCTCCACGGTGAAGAGCAAAGACCAGTGCTACACCGCTGAAGAGCTGAAACTCGTTATCCGCTGGGCCCATGTGAACTGGGGTCACAGCTTCAAGCCAGAGAACCTGTGCCGTATGACCCGCTTTGATGGATACCTGTCAGACGCCCTGATATGGGCAGATGGTCATGGAAGCAACCCGAAAGCCTGTCCGCACGAAGAGATCATCAAACTCTGGAATGAAAAATTCCCTTCGAAGGCCGTTTCGCTGCATGAGTGGAACCGCCGCCGTCCGGCCTATCGAGACCTGGAAGCTGTGTGGAACGGCAAAACCACCCAGGGTAACTGGCGAGAACTGAAGCACATGGGAATGGCATTCGAGCTGATTAGCAAGTCTTCCCTGTTCGGCACCAGAGGCGATCAGCCATGGCTGACTCTCGACTGGATACTGAATCCGAAGAACTGGGGATCTGTCTACGAGCAGGCCATCAACGAGCACCGTGAGCGCAAGGGAGTCAAAGCATGAGCCGTTTTATTGATTTATACGTTGAGCAGGCCGTCATCGGCGGGATCATGCTCGCAGCGGGCCGCACAGACGGCGTTGACATGGCGACTGACGCGATTGAGGGGCTGACTGAGGACCACTTCACAGCAACGCCTCACAAGGTGGCTCTGCGTTCCTACAAACGCCTCAACGAGTCCGGGGAGAAGATAGACCTGCTGACGTTGACCAGCGACCTTGAACGGCTTGGCGCGCTGGAAAGTGCCGGGGGATTCGCTTACCTGGCTGAATGCAGCAAAAACACTCCGTCTTTCGCAAACCTGGCAGCCTACTGCGAAAAGCTTCGGGAAATGTACCTTGGTCGCCGTATGACCCTGGCCCTGCAGGTAGGGATCCAGAAACTGTCCGAACCATCCAGTGAGGGTATCGCTGACATCATCGGCAACATACAGGCCGATATCTCCGGTATTGAGCACAGTGCTGACTATGGAACCGAACACATCACCACCGGGATCGACATGTCGTTAGAGACTATCCAGTCGATTATCAGCGGCGATATCTGGAAGCACAAAACCGAGCTTGGCATGGCGACCATCGACAGCGCATTTGGCGGGTTCAACAACACCGATTTCATCGTTGTCGGCGGGCGCCCTGGCATGGGGAAAACCATGTTCAGCACCACCGTGACCGAGACTGTCGGCCTGAAAAACAAAAAGCCTGTGCTGTTCTTCAGCCTGGAAATGCCAGTTGATCAGATCTCCGAACGTGTCGCGTTCCACCGGGCACGGGTAAGCAAAGAGGATTTACTCAGCAAGCAGAGCGGCGTGATGGATGGTGCCTGGGGAAAGGTCGGCCACTGCATGAAGGATTTCATCGAAGCCCCGATCTATATCAACGACAAGCCATCCCTCAGCGTTCATCAGGTGCGAGCGGAAGCCAGGCGAATGAGCAAGAAACTGGGTGGACTTGGTGTGGTCATTGTCGATTACCTCCAGAAGATGCGCATGTCTGACCCTGAGAACATGAACCGCAGCGTAGGGGAGATCGCCACCGGCCTGAAGAACCTGGCGAAAGAATTGCGTTGCCCGGTCATCGCACTGGCTCAGCTTAACCGTAAGGTCGAAGAACGTGCTAATAAGCGCCCGGTCGCAGCTGACCTCCGCGAGTCCGGTGTTATCGAGCAGGAAGCCGATGTGATTTTCATGATCTACCGGGATGAGAAATACAACCCGAACACCGAACTGAAAGGCATCACCGAAATCATCTGTGTGAAGTCCCGCCATGCGCCAGGGGCAGAAAAGACCTACCACTTCAGCAGCCGCTACTCCGGCCTGGACCCGGTAGATTTCACCTACAGCGGCCAGATGCAACAGGAGGCTGACTATGAGTGCTAAGACGATGAAAGGCAAACAGGCAATTCTGCGTTATCTCGAAACGCACCGGACCTTCACAGCGAAGGATGTGGCCACAGAGTGCGGCATGACCATCAACTGCATCACGAAGAACGCCATCGATCTGGAGCGGGCCCGCAAGATTGTGCGCGTGAGCAAGGTATGGCGAACGGTGACTTATCGCCTGGCTACGCCGGAAGAGCAGGCTGGTACCGCTCGCAGTTGCACCAACGGAATATTTCAGGAGTGCCGCAACAGTCCGGCGATGAGAAGGGTATTGATGGTTTGGGGGAGAGTAGGGGTATGAAATTATTTGAGATGGAAGGTTTTCTGCGTGGCAAGTGCATTCCACGCGATCTGAAGGTTAACGAAACCAACGCCGAGTATCTTGTGCGTAAATTTGCCGAAGCAGATGCCATGTGCGCGGCGCTGGCTGCTGAAAAAGAGAAATTCGCTGTCGAGTGCGCAGCCACAAAGATCGCCATTGCATACCTAAAATCAGGCCGACATGATTTTACGCTTAACACCCCGGCCACCGAAGCTTTCCTGGCTGAAGTGCGGTCCGCCGCAGTAGATGAAGTTTGCCTGAAAATTAGCAATGCAATTGTTAATTGCTATCAGGACGAACAGGTCGGCCTTGATGCAGCGGCAACTATTTGCGGTGACTTCGCCGCCCAGCATCGCAAAGGAGTGCAGTCATGAGCGACAAAATGCAAGTTATGAAAGCGTATTACGTGCAGGGCGACGAATACGGGATTATCCGTTTCGCTACAAGTAATGTCGTAGCTCGCCGTGAAGGCGCGAACGAACTGGAAGAGGAATTCAACTGCGTATCATGTAAGCGCATCCCAGGGGCTGACAAATACGCCGAAATTGGTCGTGTTCCAGCTCGCGTTCTGGTTGAAGAGTTTGGTTTTTGGCAAGAGTGCTCTTATTGCAGTCGTCACGTTGATGAAGAGACGGAAGGACGCGTATGGGATGGAGATGCCGCGTATTGCGATATGGAGTGCGAGGCGCGCTGGATTAATCATCGCCTTGATTGCGAAGCAGAACGCAAGCGTACTCGTGAGGCAGAGCAGGCAGCAATTGCGGAAGCGGAAGCAAAGTTCCCTGGAATTACAGACGCCACGGCCTACATCGGCCACAAGAAAGACATCACGGTTTATTTTAGATTCCCCGGTGGATTAGCAAAGGCCTCATGGACTGTTGGCGAGAATCATGCGGGTACCAGTCGCGATGATGGAGAGGCGTTCAAAGCGTACATCAACTCAATTCGTCAAGGGGAGGCCGCCCAATGAGCAACATCGACAAACGCGCATTACGTGAAGCAGCCGAGAAGGCCATCACAGACGACCATACCCAGGATGAATGGTTCCACTATCTGCGCCTCTCAACTCCAGGAACCGTGCTGGCGCTTCTGGATGAGCTGGAAGCCAAGGACAAGCAGATAGGCGATCTGAAAGCAACAGCAGCACACTCGAATGCTGGATGGAAGGAGGCGCATGAACAGGAGGCTCGCGCGGAAGCCGCAGAGAAGCGGATTGCTGAGCTGCAGGCGCCAGCGCCTGAATTGAAAATGGCGCACCTCATAAACAAATTCTACGAACGCTATCCGCTGGCAGAATTCAAAAGCGATACTGAGCGCAGCGCGGCGTTGGGATATTTCATGGCTGGTGCCGAACTGCAGTGCTTCGGTGAATTTATCAATTACGCCGAACTGATGGGAGATGAGTAATGGAAATCACCAGAGAGCAGTTAATCGAAAAGCTTCAGCACATAATTTCTGTCGCATCAGGATTTCCGGAGTCAGAAAAAGCGCAAATGGATCTTGAGCTGGCGCGTATCGCGCTGGCATCGCTCGAAGCGGAGCCTGTGTGCGTCATCGACCAGGCTAATCTTGATTATCTCAAATCTGACTCTGATGCAGACGTGTGGCCAGCATCAAGAATAGAAATGGGTGATGTGCTTCTGTATCGCTACGCCCATCCAGCGCCGGTATCTGTGCCTGATGAAGTTTGCTGGGAAGATGTTCCAGAGGAAATCACCGAAGACGATATGGCTCTTGCATCAGCATGGGCACATGGATTCAATCAGTGCCGCGCCGCCATGCTTAAGCACTCTGAGTCATTCATAGTAACGAGCGATCATCGCATGATGGAGATGCCTCAAGTTGAGGCTATCAACGCTGTCACCGCCATGATTCAGGGTGTCGTATACGCCGAGACGCCCACCACCATGCAGACCGCACCAGCTCTTGATTCTTCGCCAAAAATTGCCGAGTTGCCCAGCGGAAACTCTCCGGTTATTCCGGATGGTTGGGTGATGGTGCCAGAAGATCCAACCCATGAAATGCTTGAGGCTGGTGATGAACAATTCGGAACTTACGATGTCTATCGCAGGATGATTGAAGCAGCGCCGAAGTTAGAGTGATTCTTGATAATCATTTTTCAAAAGTGATGTTATAATCATGTCATCGGAGCCTGAACAACTCCGGTGACTTCTGCGCATTTAAGGGGACTTAAATGCGACCACAATCTGAACTCCTCACCTTGTCACAGATGCAGAAATGCACCTGCGATTTTCTGCATTCTGCGTTACCTCTCGGAGGTGGCGTATGAAACAGCCTGTTTTCTACCTCCGCGACGAACGCGTTCGCGATAACCTCATCGACTACATCAGGAAGCTGCCCGTTAACGACGCTCTGCCGCTCGTGGTGAAGTTTTCTGAGGCTGACCGCACTCTCGCCCAAAACGACCTCTTCCACGCTCTCTGTGGCGATACAGCGAAGCAATTGCAATGGGCTGGCAAGTCGCGCGACCTCGCTTCATGGAAAGTCCTGTATGTCTCAGGCCATGCCATTGCCACCGGTAAGCCTGGTGAAGTGGTGCCGGGTCTGGAAGGGGAGTTCTGCGCCATCCGGGAAAGCACTGCGAAGATGGGAATCCGTCGCATGACCAGTCTCATCGAATACAGCCAGGCATTTGCTGTGCAAAACGGCGTGCAACTCCGTGAAGTTCGCTACTCAGGTGATTACTTCGGGAGGGTTGCGTAATGGCTAGCCCTCTCGCTCGCGTCATCACCAACGAAATCTTCCGCGTTCCGGCGCGCCGTAAGCGTAAGCCCGCGATTAAGCCGTCCGACATCCCGACCCTTAAGGGCTACACCGCCCGCCTGGTGGATCAGAAATGGCTGCGTCTCGCGGCGCGGAGGAATCATGCATAAACCAACCCGTCGAACCTGCAAGGTCTGCAAAGAGAAATTCACCGCTACCTTCGACAACGTCTGGTGGTGCTGTCCTGAGCATGGCGCCATCTACGCGCTGGATTTGAGGGCAAAGCAGAAGGTGAAAGAGGCCGCTAAGCGTATCAGTGAACAGAAAGAGGCAGAGAAGGCAGGGCGAAAACGCCGACAAGAAAAGCGCGAGTCACTAAAGTCTAAATCCCAGTGGGATAAGGAGGCTCAATCGGCCTTCAACCGCTACATCCGGATCCGGGACGAGGGGAAAGAATGCGTCAGCTGCGGCAATCCGCTCCTAGGCAAATGCAATTACCTCACTGGTAGCGCCATTGATGCCAGTCATTACCGTTCGCGCGAAGCTGCATCACACCTCAAATTCAACGTGTTTAACGTCCACTCAGCCTGCACCCGGTGCAATCGTCAATTGAGCGGTAATGCCGTCGAGTATCGCATCCGTCTTATCGACCGCATTGGCCTAGAACGAGTTGAGCGTCTTGAGTCTAACAACGAGCCGCGCCGGTTCGATATCCCATACCTTCAGCGCATCAAATGCATTTTCACACGCAAAGCCCGCGCGCTGGAAAAACGCCGCGCCCGCCGACAGGAGGCAGCATGAGCACAGAAACCGAAATTGAACTGGGCAAGGTTGTCGCTTTCCCGACGAAGAATAACGACCTACAGGAGGGGCTGGTTATTCAGCGCGAAGGGCAGAAGGTTATGTGCCTGCACTCCACTGTTTGGGTGAACGAAAAAGACCGGACCTTACGCTGCCGGAAGTGCGAAACGCTGATCGAGCCTTTTGACTTTCTTATGACGCTCTGCGACCAGGAGTCTCGCTACATGGAGAACGTGAAATATCTTCGCCGGGAAGAAAAGCAGCGCCGTCAGAATATTGAGAAGCTCATTAAGATTGAGAAGAACGCCAAAGCCCGCATTCGCCGCGCCGGGGATAAGTCACCACTTCCTCTCTGGCAGAGCGAGAGGGTGGACGAATGACACGTGACCAGATTATCCGGTACCAAGCCGAAAGCGTTAAGCGCGCCAACCTACCGCCAGTAGCAAAGCACAGCCAGACCAAAACCAACCAGCCACAGAAGGAAGCCGCATAATGAAACTGGAATTAACCAACGACCAGCATCAATGGGTAGACCAGTGGCTCCAGTTGTGGGGCGCATGGTGCCAGACCGGCAAGATTGATAAAGCGATGATCAACATGATTGCCAGATTCATGGCTACCGTCGAGCCCCAGCAAGCATCACGACCGGTATGTAATGATGATGACGGGATGCTCATTGATGCTGTCATTCGTCACTATCTGAAGAATGTGGATGAAAATGCATGGCGGGTTGTCTTCGCCTACTACGTTTGTAACTCCAGCGAGATCCGAATTGCATCATGGCAGCATGCAGTAAGTAAGCCTCGCCTGATGAAGACGCGTGGCGGCAATCAGTATAAACACCCAAGCATCTCGACAATCCGTAGAGAGGTGAAGCAAATCATCAATGCCTCACTGTTCTGTTTGTACCAACCGCTGCAAAATGCGTTTAACAATCGCGAAAATGTGAGGAAAATTGCAAAAAATCCTCACAACACGCTTGCTTTTCAATGAACAAATGAGCAGAATAAATCGTATATGTTGCCGTTGTTGTGTGTGACATGAATGAATGCCAAGCCTCGCCATTGTGCGGGGCTTTTTATTTGCCTGTAGCTCAGAGAAAAGAGCAACCGCCTTCTAAGCGGTTGGTCGCTGGTTCGAATCCAGCCAGGCGAGCCAAACCCACTACCTGGGACCCTTCGGCCAGAGAGCCGACATTGCCTTACCCTCATCTTCCTGGCTTGTCGCCAGGTTTTTTATTCCAGGCTCCGGGAACCATCCTCGACATGCCTTCTTGTTAAATCGTCCCGAGGGCCTGACCCCCTTTTAAACACACAGCCCCCGCTTTTAAGCCGGAGGTTAGAGACTATGAAAATGCATAACGATCCCCACTCCTGGACGGAGTTTATCGAACTACTCCACAGCTGGTGGCGTGGCGAAACGCCGATGGGTGCCGTATTGCTATCGGTTGCCATGGCCGCATTGAGAATCGCTTACGGCGGTGGCGGCTGGAAGAAAATGATTCTTGAAGGAGCAATCTGCGGAGCTCTAACCCTTACCGCTGTGTCGGCTCTTGATTACTTCAACCTCCCACAGTCCCTGTCGATTGCCATCGGTGGCGCGCTCGGGTTTGTTGGTGTAGAGCAGGTTAAAGTTATGGCTTCCCGGGTGTTTAATTCTCGCTTTGGAGGCGGTGATGCAAACCAGTGAAAAAGGCATTGCCCTGATCAAGCAGTTCGAAGGCTGCAAGCTCACCGCCTACCAGGATAGCGTCGGCGTCTGGACGATCGGCTATGGCTGGACTCAGCCTGTCGACGGGAAACCAATCCGCGCCGGGATGACGATTAAGCAGGAAACAGCAGAACGTCTGCTGAAGACCGGGCTGGTCAGCTATGAAAACGATGTGTCCCGCCTGGTTAAAGTCAACCTTACTCAGGGGCAATTCGACGCTCTGGTATCGTTCACGTATAACCTCGGCGTCCGGTCACTGTCGACATCGACCCTGCTGCGAAAACTCAACGCCGGTGATTACGCTGGCGCTGCCGATGAGTTCCTGCGCTGGAATAAAGCTGGCGGTAAAGTCCTGAACGGCCTGACCCGTCGTCGTGAGGCGGAGCGCGCTCTGTTCCTGTCGTGATTAGCGCACTGGTTAAGCGTTACTGGCTGCAGTTGCTGGTGCTGGCGTTAATCGGCGTGCTGGCTTTCTTCGTGAACCACTACCGCGACAACGCCATCACCTACAAAGACCAGCGCGATAAGGCGACGGTCAGGGCAGACACATCGGAGGCGATCACCAGCAACGTGATCACCACGATGAACCTCATCCGTGACATTTCACAGGCTACCCAGAATGCAAAGAACGAACTGGCCCATAAAGGCGAAACGCGCATTGTCTACATCAGGAAGGCGCTTGAAGGCGATCCGTGCGCTAACCAGCTTGTTCCTTCTGCCGCTGCTGACAGCATGCGGGAATACGCAGACAGTTTACGTTCCGGCCCCGGTGGTGCCGATAAGCGCTGACCTTACCGCTGACACGCCTGTCCCCGGAATGGTTGTTCCGTTCACGTGGCAGGCAAGTCTGGAGTTAAACGCTCAGCTCTACACGGCGCTGGGACAGTGCAATCTGGATAAGGCGGCAATCAGGAAAATTGAATCCTCCCGACAAGGAAAGAATGCTCAACCCCAATAAGGCGGTGATCATCATCTTGCTGACGGGTAAGCCGTAAGTGGCTAAGCACTTCTGAGAAGCAGGGCAACAGCTGCGACAAGGCAAAGAGGTAACCATGTCCGACATCTACCAAATCACGCTAACCACTCAAACAGGCGAAACCTTCACGGGCAAGATGTCACGACGTCAGCCTGAGTTGGTAAACGGCTTTGTGCCGCTGGCGACGGAAACGGGAGAGTGGCTGTATTTCGCTCCTGCCGACGTTAAGCGTGTGCATTTCACGCCAGTACCGGCAGAACAGACAGATATTGAAAACACTACTGACTGAGTATTTGATTGAAAGCGCGCTGCGCCTCATCAAGCGTCATTGATCCAGTGACATTTGCAGGGAATAGATCATTGCTCCCTGATACTCTCCAGACCCCGCGGTGATGCTCTGGCCTGTACAGTTCCTGTCCGACAACCAGAGAGAAAGCGGCAGGAATAACGCAAACGGTATATCCGTTCAAGCTATGAACCATCAACACAGCCTGGGGCCGAGAGGTTAGCACCTGTCGATTAACTACGATCGCCTTCTCCATGTCGTGATTCCTGAAAATAAATGGTTAGGAATTCTACGGCCTAAATCCGGCTTATCACATCGGACTTGTGGACAAGAGTAATTCAAAAATTAGGAATAAAAAATTATGGCAAAACCGGACTGGGAGGCCATCGAGACGGCGTACCGGGCCGGAGTGATGTCCCTCCGAGAAATAGCATCACAACACGGTATCAGCGAAGGCGCTATCCGTAAGCGCGCCAAGCGTGACGACTGGTCGCGTGACCTGAATGCGAAGATTCAGCAGAAGGCTGATGACCTGGTACGCAAACAGGAGGTACGCAAACAGGTACGCAGTGAAGTCACTTTTAACGAACGCGTACTCATCGAGGCTACGGCTGAGGTAATAGCCAATGTCCGCATGGAGCATCGCGGCGATATTAAGCGCGCCCGACAGATAACGAATGCCCTGTTTGATGAGTTGGGGGCAGAGTGTGCAGACGTGGCCGCACTGGAGAAGCTCGGAGAGTTGATGTTCGACCCTGACGACAAGGGTCAGGACAAACTCAATGAGATTTACCACAAGGTCATCAGCATGCCAGAGCGAGTTAAGTCGGTTAAGGCACTGAGCGACGCGCTGAAGAATCTGATTGGGCTTGAGCGCCAGGCCTACGATATCGACGGGCCGGAAGGTGACAACTCTGTTAAGCAACTGTCTGACCTGATGGATTCTCTGTCTCAGGGGGCGTAATGAAACCTGAGCACATCAAGCTGCTGTCTGACAAAGACTGGCGGCTGAATAACCTTTACTGGATCACCGATAAAGAAGGTAAGCCTACGCGGTTCAGGATGACGCCTGAGCAGCGGGAATACTTCGAGGGGGTCCACACCCGCAACATCATCCTTAAAGCTCGTCAGCTCGGGTTCACCACAGAGGTGTGCATCATCCAGCTCGACGCGGCCCTGTTTGAGTCGGCGAAATGCGCGCTGATCGCCCACACGCTGAATGACGCAAAGCGCCTGTTCCGCGAAAAGGTGAAGTACGCGTACGACAAGTTGCCGGCAGAGATAAAGGCGGCCAACCCTGCAAGCAACGATTCATCCGGCGAGCTCGTCTTTAAGAAGGGCGGATCGCTATACGTCAGCACGTCGTTTCGTGGCGGTACGCTGCGCTACCTGCACGTTTCCGAGTTCGGGAAGATATGCGCCAAGTATCCGGACAAAGCCCGTGAGATCGTCACTGGTGCGTTTGAGGCGGTATCGACTGGATGCTTCGCTACTATCGAGAGCACAGCCGAGGGCCGGGCGGGTTACTTCTTCGATTACTGCCAGACGGCAGAGAAAGCGTTGCTGCAGGGCAAGCCATTATCCGCGCTGGACTGGAAGTTTTTCTTCTTCTCCTGGTGGAAGAATCCGCAGTACGCGATCGACCCGGTTGAACCTCTGCCGGCGCGACTGCTTGAGTACTTCGCTGAGATGGAGGCGAAGCACGGTGTAGTCGTCAACGATCGCCAGAAATCCTGGTATTACGCCAAAGAGAAAACGCTCGGCGATGACATGAAGCGCGAGTACCCGACCATTCCGGCCGAGGCGTTCCAGCAGTCGGTCGAGGGCGCGTACTACGCTAAACAGTTCCGCTGGCTCTACACCAACAAGCGGATCGGCAAAATCCCGGATAACTCGCATCTCCCGGTGCACACGTTCTGGGATATCGGTGTGGGCGACTCCACAGCTATCTGGTTCGTTCGCGAAGTTGGTGAAGAGTTCCATATCATCGACTACTACGAAAACTCCGGCGAGGGGCTGAGGCACTACATGAAGGTGCTGAAAGACCGCGGCTATGAGTACGGCGAACATTGGGGGCCGCACGACATCGAAAACCGCGAGTTTGCTGCTGATGCGAAGTCACGCAAAGAGCTGGCGCGCGAGGGTTACGAGATTGACGGCCAGATGTATTCGATAAACTTCCGCGTTGTGCCGAAAGCCGGCATTGATACCGGCATTGAGTCGGCACGTGAAATCCTCCCGAAATGCGTATTCGATGAGGAGAAATGCTCGGAAGGTATCTCTCACCTTGAGGGATACCGGAAGGAGTGGGACGACAAGCGCGGCTGCTGGAAAGACAAACCTCTCCATGACGCCACTTCGCACGGTGCCGATAGCTTCCGTTACTTCGCAGTGACGAAGAACAACCGCAAGCAGGTTGGCACAGTATTCTTCTAAGGAGCATCGCCAGTGAGCGAACAAGATAACGGCCTTCAGATGGCTGTGAACAACCTCGCCACTGAAATGAGGCGAGCGAATTACCTGAATGCCATCGGCATCGGTGGCGGGAACACGAAGCGCCCGACGCTTTACCAGGAATTTGGCTACCCGCGCACGATCACCTTCAACGACTTCTACAACATGTACCGCCGCAACGCCGCTGGCTTCGCTGTGGTGCATCGGCTGCTGGATGGTTGCTGGCAAGACTATCCGGTCATTGTTGACGGTGATGAAGCTCAGGAGGCGAAGAATACAAACGCCTGGGAAAAGAAAGTCACCAAGTTCATGAAGAAGTTGTGGCCGAAGGTGAAGGATGCCGATCGCCGCAATATGGTGGGGCGCTACTCTGCCCTGCTGCTGCAGGTGAAAGACAATAAGCCATGGAGTGATCCTGTTGATACCAAGTTGGTGAAATCCATAGGTGAGTCAGCGTTGGTGAAGCTGATTCCGGTATGGGAGCCGCAGTTAACTGTCGCCGAATGGGACAACAACCGTCAGTCTGAAACCTTCGGCCAGCCGAAGATGTTCAACTTCAACGAGCAACCTGTAGGAGACGAGTCATTCGTCGGCCCGCTGCGCGGCGAACCGGTACACCCGAGCCGCGTTATCCTTTTCTGCGAAGGTTCTGAAGATGACAACGTGCTGTCCGGCATCCCGCTGCTGGAAGCTGGCTACAACAAGGGCCTCGACCTTGAGAAAGTATCTGGTGGTGGCGCCGAGGGTTTCCTGAAGAACGCCAGTCGTCAGATTGCCGTCGAGTTCAGCAAAGAAACCGACATGGCCACGCTGGCAGAGCAGGCTAAGAAGGCTGGCTATGCCGATCTCGGCGAAGCGATGGGCGATAAGGTCAACAAGCTTAACCGTGGTACTGATGCGGCGGCCGTAATGCAGGCCGGTCAGATGCATGTTCTGAGCGTTACACCCGGCGACCCGGGGCCAACCTGGGAAGTCACCGCGAACGAACTGGCAGCCTCCGTGCAGATCCCGTTCACCATCCTGTTCGGTCAGCAGACCGGGAGACTGGCGAGCGATGAGGATAAAACTGACTGGGCTATCCGTCGAAACACGCGGCGTAATGGCTTCCTGACAGACCGGATCACCGCGTTGCTGGAGCGTTTCTGGACGCTTGGGATTATCGACCCGCCGACCAAAGGCGAGGTCACCATTTCGTGGAGCGATCTGCTGGCGCCAGGCGAGAAAGAGAAGATCGAGAACGCTTCAAAACTGGCTGACATCGTGCAGAAAACCACTGGCTTCT